TGGGTACACTGTAGTTTTGACCCGGGTGGTGACAACAAGGGTGAAGTATTAACAGCGAAACGTGTGGACGGTAAGACCCAGTACGTTTCAGGCTTGGAGGAATAATGGCTGCAACACTAAAAACAGATAGGCTTCAAAATAAAACGGATACCACTGACAATATAATCCTTAATTCTTCGGGGGCCACCAGCTTCGGTGGTGCAGTTGACATCAACTCTGGAGCAATCGACGGGACCACAATAGGAGCGGCAACTCCCGCCGATGCAACTTTTGTGGATATAACAGGCACATCATTAAAAGCCACAGGGGGTGGACCGTTGTCACTAAAAGAGGACTCTGGAACAACGGTCATTTCGATTGAGGCAGACGGTGATGTTGTCATAGACCCTAAGGAAGATGCGACTGGTACAATCAGTGTTGGTAGCGATGTCCGTCAGTCCATGATAATGGATGCAAAGACCGCAGGTGAAGGGTTTGAGTCGGGAGGGACATCTGCTGGAATAGGTCTTGGCGTTGGTAAAATGTACGCAGGTATCACTGGTGAGATTAAAATGTATGGAGGTTCATTAGAACCCGAGGGTTGGGTGTTCTGCGACGGCTCTGCTTATGATGGAGCAGCATCGGGAAAATATAACAACCTCTTCGATGTCATTTCTACCACCTATGGTAATGGTGGCGGTGGTTCCAACATGTTCAACGTCCCAGACATGCGTGGAAGAGTCCCGGCTGGTATGGACGACATGGATAGTCTTCAGGGCGTTGCCGCAAATGGCACGGGGGCTGTTGGTACTGGTGGAGGAAATGCTGGCAGAATTACAGCGTCACCTGTTAGCTACGGGTCAGTGTCCCATTCTGCTGGCGCTTTAGGTGCCGCTGGCGGTACTGAGACACATTTATTAACCTCATCCGAATCTGGGACAGGGTCTCACGAGCATACGGTTCCTGGAGCTACAACAAATTCTCAAGATGTTACTACAACCTTATCTGGATCGGCCCACACTCACAGTGCAGTTGGCAGGACAAATAATATTGGCTATAACGCATCTGGTAAACAGTTTCTTGTAGAGTATGGTGACGCTGCTCTAACTGAAACCACTGAACCCGAAAGTTCACACACACACACTTACGAACACGAACATGGCACACCAGCCCGATCAACCACAGGAGGGTCTGCTGCGTCTGCTGCTAGTGCTCACACAAACCTACAGCCTTATCTCTGTATTAACTATATAATCAAGCTCTAAATGCCAGTAGAGTCACAGACCGACTTCAGTGGCGGACTGAATGACCGCTACCCCTCCCACAAGATCGGGGCCAACCAGTGTGCGGCCCTGTCTAATGCAGACCTCTCCTTCGGGGACCTCCGTGGCGAGTACAGCCCCAGTACTGGTGGCCAGGCCGACTATTACTATGAGAAGGCCGATACATGGGTGAGTGCTGCCGGGTTTACAGAGACTGTACCGATCAGTACATTTACAGAGGACACATCAGGCTCAGGTGGAAGTGTTACTGCGACAGCAGTTAATGCTAGTGCTAACTACTACAGTGTTATGGAGATTGGGGACTACGAAACAGTCACCCTTGGAACCGATGTCACCGTTGGGTTGTTTGAGGTAACACAGGGCGTCCATGGTGCCTCTAGTTTCGTGGAGTACAACGAGGACCTATATGTGGCAAGGGACGAGTTCACTGTACCAGGGTCCTGGGATCACGAATCAAACACAAACCGTCTGACAATTATATCACATTCAGACCAGGGGTTACTCGGTCAGGCCTATAAGATGCAGGCGGGGGATAAACTAACCGCCGCCAATCTGCCCACTGACGTTTATGTTACCAGGGTCAACTCTGCCGCTAATTATGTTTATATCAACAGGGACGTTACTGCTAGTTCTGTTGTAACGACCGTTGATGGAAGTGACTATAATGAAGTAATCACAGTCTCTCCAATAATATCGAAGTTCCTGGACGGAGACACAGCCAGCAGCTACAGGGTCTCTGCACAAAAGCCAGAACCGACGATCACGTTTTCTAATCGTGGTGACACTAGCCTCACAGGAACAAACGCTTTTCGTATTCTTGGCCACTCAAAGGCCTGGTTCAGTTCCAACTTTGTGGTACCATTTCAGTATGGCCTAGCCCACTTCGATGAGACAGGCTACGAGTCAGCGATGAGTGATCTGACCGACAGCACCCTGTCAAGTACCTACTTTGATACGAGCTCAAACTCAATACCAATGTACATCAGTTTTGGGGAAGAGCCCGGTGGAGATGGTGGCGACTATGCCAAGCTGACGGTGACAGACCTGGCCTACTCCTCCGCTAAGACAACTGGTGGGAGATTTGCCCTGTACCGTGTTGGAGGGTCAAGTGCATTTATTAAAAGGTTGGACAATTTATTCATAGATGAGGACTTGACAGTCGCAGCCTCTGGAACTGGAAGTGCTGATTTGGTAGTAGCAATTGGTAGCGCTAAGTCGAACTTTCAGTACAGGATTGCTTGGTATAATTACAAGATAGGTACCTGTGCAAAATACTCGTATTCTAATGGAACCTACAATGTTGATGCCACACACACAGGCACAACAGACTGGTTAAGTGGTTCGACCTCTTATTCTAAAACACTTACAAGTGTGGCTGATGGAGGAGGAGGAACGGGGGACCATTATACAGACTTAGTCATCTATATGAAGATCCCGGGGGAAATTACAGAAAGGGAATACGTATGTAGAGGGCTAACAGTAGACGATGTTGGCGGCGATGTAGGAAATGAAGCAACCTACTACTATGTTGACTTCCAGTCATCTGACGCCCTGATCGACATACAGCCCATAGAGGCAGACAACGAGCCACCAAAGAGCAGCAAGTACCTCATAGAGTCCGGGAACATATTCTATGCCGCCGTGAACACGAGGCTGTACGCCAGCGACTACGGGAACCCGAACAGCTACAGGACCGGGGCATTCGTGGACTTCGACCAGAAGATCACGGGCATGTCCAGCATCGGGAGCGAGCTGGTAGTATTTACAGAATACGGTGTCTACAGGGTGTTTGGAAGGGACCCGTTTGGTCTCAAGAAGGTGAGGGTCCCGACAACCGAGGGTGTACCAGATGGCGGGAACAAGACAATCGTCAAGTTCCAGGGCGGGATCATGTTTGCGAGCCACCAGGGGATATGCTTCTACAATGGCAAGACCGTTGAGAGGCTGACACATAGTATCCTCGGCTCATTTTCGTATCCAAATGCCACAAAGGCCAACAACGCAGGTGGAATCTATAACGATGTCTATTACTTACTGGGCTCCAGTGGCACGGGCTACAAGGTAGACCTCAAGGGTAGCCCCCTCAAGGTTATAAACACCACGTTCAACGCCTCAAAACTGTACTACCGTGGTGCAGACAACACACTATATGCAGACACTGGCAGGCCTGGATATGCGACTGGTGACCGAACCAGCTTTGGTGCAACAACACGCAAATTCACCGGTGGGGACATCAACTACGAGAAGGTCTTCAAGAGCGTCCGTCTGACCGGGGACTCCTTTAATGGGACCGTCAATGTGCTGGTGGACGGGACACAGACAGACACATTTGCTGTTGGTGGTGTGGTCGCAGACTTCGACAGGACCTTCTACCTGACACAGCCACGGCAGGGTAACGGGCTCCAGGTACAACTGGTAACTGCAGTTGGCAACGTGCATCGGATAAACGTGGACTACGAGATCGCAGCAAACATGACAGAAAAGCTCTACGAGACAGTACAGCTACAGTACACAGGGACCCCCTCGGTCACGGTTTCCCTGGACGGCAACGACGTAATCGGGGACACACCAACAACCCTCTCTTCCCCGACTGGTGCGGTTGGTGAGGCGGTCCTCTATTTTCCAGAGATGACAACGGGGCTACTGCCCCATATTAAGGAGACCACGGCTGAGGCCTCCGGCAGGATACTTTCGTACCAGTACAAGACGAGTGATGTCTGATGGCTGGTGTAGCAGAATACGACGGGTACCTTGAGTTCGACAATGATCAGGTGCGTGAGAGTTTTGTCCAGTTAAACGAGAACGTAAGGGCACTCCAGGGGAGGCTGGACTCACTAGAGAGCACCATAGCATTACTACAGACCCAGGTTTCAAACCTGGAGGCCACCAAGGCAAACGAGATGGACACGGGAACAACAACAGGACACACACATGCCTAGACGGGTCTATACTGCTGCAAATCTGAGGTACAAGGGGCAGCCCACTATTACGTTTTCGGTGGACGGGGCCGCTTGACAAAACGAACAGCAGTTCCCAAGCCATACTAAGCTGTCTCAACGTAGGGTTGCACTGCCACCTGGGATGATCGGGTACCAACCCCAGATAAACTCTTCCTTTCAGGGTGCCCTACAGCATCAGTTTGAGGGTATCCCAGAGATAGAGTATAATAAGCACCAGTTGTTTCATTATATGGAGGTCACCTTTTCTGGGACCGTAGAGTTCTCAATCTATGTCGACGAGGTGCAGAAGAAGCCGAACAACAATGTTGATACCACGATTTCTTTAACGGCCCGGGATAGTAAAAAACAGGACACAAGGCGTATATACTTTCCACCATTGAGCTTCGGCTGGGTACCACATGTAAAACATGTTGTGTCTTCCAGTCAGGACGGACAGATATTTGGATCACAGATAAGGGCACTGCCACCCCGGTTTTTCAAAGGGGAAAGGGAGCATACAGAGGCCCAGATAACATATCAGGGTAATGCGGGACTAGATGTATACCTGGATGGAAATAAAATTAGTGAACACCAGTTAAGTTCTAGCAAGTATGACAAAAATGCATACCAAACGGTCCAGGAATACCTACCATCGGGGACCAGGGGAAATGTACTTCAATGGGTACAGTCTTCTGGTGATGGGGAGGTTGCTTTATTTGAGACGAATATAACACTTACAGATTCTACACAGCCCCAGCAGGAGGTATAATGG